CATAACTGTTATACAAAAGTATAGAGTTATCAACATTAGTACAAAATTAATGTACTTGGCCAGCGGCAGTAAGAATTCTTTCACTTGTATCCCTCCAATAATTTCTTAATAAAATTTCGTAATTACGTTTCCACATTTTTCTCATCCGTGAACAAGTTGCTGTTGTAAGTGCGTCCCTACAATTGTTGATGCGTTTAATTGCTATTACCATCCGTATTCCTCCTCTGGATCCATTAACCTATTACCGTGTTTTCTTCTAACCAAGCTTCTAAACCTTTAATAGAATAATAAGGTGTATTACCTATTTTAATAAAAGGTGCAACAAACTTACCTTCTCTTTTTTTCTTACGTAAAGTTTCTTGTTGAAAGCCCCTGGGTAAACCTTGGCCTCTCATATACTCTTCTATTTGACCTATGTGTAAATAATTTTTCATTTCCCCACTTCCGGCAAAGTTTCCCCTGACCATTTTGTTTTTGATTCACGACCGCCTTCAATATTTAATCTAGTTTGGTCTATTGGCAACATAACATAACCATTATGGGTCGTTGTTTCTTTACCAAAATACATAACTTTTTCTTCACATTGGGGGCAATCTGACGATTGGCCTTTATCACCTACAGTAGCTACTACTGGAGCAATTGTAATATACCCGTTGCCATTACAGCGCGGGCATATTGTTTTAACTAGATTTTCTTTTTCCATTTTTAGTTTCTTGCTCTAGCAGAAAGCTAATTGCTTTCTGTATTGATACAGGCACTTCAAAACGAGTGGCTGCAAACCTTATAAGTCTATTGTGAGTGTCTTTTGACACTGATACTGACTTAAATTTTTCTATATCTGGCATTTTTTTCCTTTGTTTATGTTATACTATGGGAGTATATAGTCACTTTATTTGATTTGACAAGTATTTAATTTATTATATTATATAATAATCTTTCCCTTATCATATGCCGTCTCTTTTATTCCTTTTAGAGGCGGCATTACTTTATGTCTCCCCAGCTTGTACCTTCTTCGTAATCTACTTTATTTGGTACCTTCAATTCAACCGCATCTTCCATTATATTTATAATTTTCTCCGCTTGCTCTTTAGAGTGTACGGAAATATCTAATTCATCGTGTACTTGTATATGAGGTACTTCTCCAGCTTCATAAAGAGCTAGCATAGCCTTCTTGGTCATATCCGCGGCACTACCCTGTATAAGCTTGTTTAGGGCCTTATACGTAAAAGCTCTTTTAATCCCCGGTCCGTGTTCCCTAAGTGCGTCTGCGTGTTTTAATGGTTTCTTAATGCCATAGCCGTGTGGCTCCCACATATCAAAATGACAAAGTCTGCCACCGATCGTGCGAATCTTACCGCTGTCCTCGGCTTGTCTAATAACCGCCTCTGAGAGCATTTTAACAAAAGGAGCTTTTTGATGATAAGTTTTAATTAAACTTTCTGCCGCTTCTTTTAACAAACCTAACTCCGCCATAAGTTTATTTTTACCCATACCATACATTAATCCTAAGTTAATGGTCTTGGCTTGTTTACGTTCAATACCAGCCATATCCGCAATCATTTGATGAAAGTCTGCTTCACCCTTATTGTATTGATCAACAATCATCGAAGAACCTTCTAACTTTAATAATGAAGAGTAGTGTACCACGATCCGCGGTTCTTGTTGTGAGTAATCAAAGCAACCCCAAGTATGATTTTTTTCCGGTAAAAATAAGGAACGTATGGCTGGCCCAATAACTTTGTGTCGTGCTGGAATTTGCTGTAAGTTCGGATTACTGTAGCTGAAACGACCAGTTACAGTACCACCATCATCTGATCTAATCTGATTGATGTCACTGTGAATTCTACCCTTGTGTGCGTGTTTTAAAATTGTATCAATAAAAGTTGAACTAGCCTTGTTAACTTCTCTAGCTTCATTAATTAATTTTGGAAGCTCTGCTGGATGAGTAGCTAAAAAGTTTTTTGTAAAACTTGGTGCACCTTTGTCCGTTCGATCATATGGTATTTTTAATTTATCAAAAGCTTTAGCTATACTGGTTGCCGCGTAAATCTCTATGGGAAAACCTGATAACTTTTCTATTTTTTCGTGAATTATTTTTTCTTGTTTATTTAAATCTTTTTTCAATACCTCTGCTTGGTCTAAATCAACCCTAACTCCCTTGAATTTCATATCAACTAAACACGGGAATAAGTTTGTCTCCAGATTAAACACATCCCACAAATCTTGTTGGGTTAGTTCGTGCTTCATAGCGTGCCACAGTTTTAACGTCACGACGGCATCACGTTCCGCATACTCACCTACCAACGGTGCAGGTAGTCTCCACATCTCCGCTTTAGGATTAACACCCCAAGCTTTAGCGGCTTCTTGTAAAATCTTTTCATTCTTACCCATTCCTACATATTGTTTCGACATAGCATCTAAAGTAAAACTCCAGCGGTTTTCATCGACCAGCGATGATGCAATCATCGTGTCAATAATACCACCATTGATTTGAAAGCCCATAGACCTGATCCAAGATACATCGTACATCGCATTGTGAAATATTTTTGTCGCAGGTGTATGTAATACTTCTTCAAACCAATCTAACACCAAAGCTTTATCCATATTTCCACCACCCTCGTGATTGATTGGAAAATAACCGGACCAGCCTTCAACTGCTACCGCAATACCAACAACTTCGCCGTCACCACGAATAGCACCAGAACCCATAGTCATTAAGTTTGGATCTCTAGTCTCTAAGTCAATCGCTATCTCTGGATATTCTTTTAAATCAGGTAAATTTGATGGTGGTACCCATTCAGTTTCTGGACTGAACATTGGCATTTGTAATGGTTTCATTTGTATTCCTCTTTTAATTTATTTAAGAACCAGATTGCTTTGTCCAGGTCCTCTATGGGTTTGTCTTTATGTTCGTGCCGCCAAATATATTTAACTGCACTACCTTGTAAATAATATTTAAAACCATCACCTTGCATAGAAGCAATGGCATCGATACATTGTATTTTTCCTTGGTTGTAATGTGATGGATAATCAACTGCATCAAATTTTTTTAAGTCACCTAAAGTTACATCGTCTCTAACGACACCTTCCTCTACTAGTTTTTTAAAATAACCTTCTTTAGTAAACTCTGGTATTCCGTATTTACTTCTCATAATGGGTACGCCCTTTCGTAGTTTTTTGGTTCTAAAATATGTAATGCTTTCTTGGCACGAGTAACGGCTACATAAAACAACCGGTGCAAGTCGTCTGGGTCAATATCATTAGCATCAACAGCAGACTTAGTAATATCAGGCAATAGTAAAACATTATCAGCTTCGCCTCCTTTGGCGCCGTGTATTGTAGACATAATAATTCTTGGTGACTTAATTATATTTTCACCTCGAGCTAACATATTTCTAATATAGTTTTCTATATTAGAACCAAGCCCTTCAAAAGAACTATGCCAAACTTCTTTAGTTTGTAATCCGTGTTCCGCGATACATTCTTCAATACCATAATATAAATCTGCATTGAACGTTTTTGCGGTACGATAACCTCTAGTAACATTTTCACCAAGATAAGAATAAATATTTTTTATTTGTATAACACTTAGCTTCTCTCCTTTAATCCACTGACCCCAGTTACGTATCGCTGTAAGCAAGTTTAAAGATACTGAATTTTTTCCTCTATGTGAATAGTACCACCCCTGTAGCTCGCACAACTCTTTTACATCATCAAGAAAATAATTTGCTGATGCCAACACTAGCCACTCACCCTCTGACATATCTATTTGTGTTATGTCTGCGTAACGGTGTAGCTTCCCTGTTTCTGGCCTTGGTTTATAATCTTTGTCGTATCTATTTTGTACACGATCAATAATATTTTGTGAAAGTTCGTGGATAGGCCCACCAGGAATACGATAAGATTGATCTAAAACTTTAATGTCGTCAACATCTTCACGGAGGGCGATGAAATGATCAACATCGGCCCCGGCCCATTTAAAGATTGCTTGATCATCATCTCCAGCAATATAAGTTTTGTCGGACTTGGACCACATACCTCTAACCATTTTCCATTGCAATGGACTAAGATCTTGTGCTTCGTCGATAAAGAGGACATCAAACTCTGGGCTGATATCTTGTGAAACAAAGTTGTCCAACATATCATCATAATCAATCATACCTTTCTCTTGTTTAAAACGTGTTAGTTCTTGGTTTAATAAAAATAATGTATCACGTTCAATATCCAAGTTGTGTGTATTGTCATCATACACCTCCATCAAATCTCGTTCCGTGACTCTAGCCTTATTAATTAATCTTAAATATTCGTTGTCTGAATTAAAAACTCCATCGCTTTCAGAATGAAAGGACATTTTAATAGGTATACCAACCTTTAATCCAAACTCACGATAGTCTTCTTTTTTCATTACGCGTTCTTTGTTAAGCCCTAACATTCTAAAGGCCAATGAGTGTAGGGTTCTAAAATAAATTAAATCTTGAGTCTGATCTAAATTAAACTTCACCGCCGCACGACTAGCTGCTTCGTGTGCAGCCTTGCGAGTAAAAGAAAAATAACCAATGCGCTTTGGATCAACTCCGGCTTTCATAAACTGATCCACTAAATTTAATAGTGTAGTAGTTTTACCGGTACCTGGTGGCCCTAAGATAATGGTTTTCATTAAAACGGTGATTCCTGATATGTTACGCGACTAACTTCTGCACCGCTATCCTTTAAAGCTTTTATTTTAACAAGATGTGGTGTCTGTCCTTGTAGTTTCATTCGGACCTCATCTACATAAATATCTTTTAGTTGTCTAATTAAGTTACCTGTCTTTTGTAAATCGATGTCCCAATTGTTACGCTTAGCAAAAGCATAAAAATCTCTCATTCTAAAATAAGTAAACCCTTCATCAGTCCAAGCTATCTTGTTTAAGATATCTTCTTTAGTTCTAGCTTTAGATCTATGCACAGTAAAATCATACAATAAATTTTCTATTTGTACTTGAGGACTTAAAGATTCTAAAGCTTCAATCTCAACTAAACCTGCCATCAAAGGTTTTAAATATACTTCACGCCAGTCTTTAGCTTTTGGTATTGGTGTGATAATTTTTGCTTGCTTCATACAAACAACAGAAAATAAATTTGGGTTATGTAATTCCTCTGCAGTAAAAACAACTCTCTTACCTGCTACGTTCAAAAACCATTGTGGTGGATCAGAATTTATAACGGTAAGGGTGTCTAGTTCCGGCATTTGCTCTTCTTCAAAACCAACACCAAACTTTTTAGTTCTACATTTTGCAGCGTTACATACACCACAAATTGGTTGGTCTTTACATCTATACTTATCGTAACCACGCTTACCAATAGAACCAAGTAATTGTTTTACTTCTTGAAAACCTAAAGGCGGATCCATATGAGTCTGGTTATCTTCCATAACTTTATCTTCCCAGATATCAGGATCAGCTTGCTTTCTGTAAATAGCAATGTTAAATAAACCGTTGTTTCTTGAACCATCACCAAAACCATCTGCAGCTAATTTATTTAAACAAGGTGGACCATCTTTAAAAGCCTCTTCTACTTTAACAGCTTTATCTTTTTGAATAACTATTTCTCGTACTTGTTTTTCTGTCAAAGAAATTTTTTCATAATAATTGTAAAAATCTTCTAGCTTGATAGCTACACCCGATTCATCCATAGCATAACGTAAACCACGTGTACCGTTGTGATAAGGTAAATTTAAAAAGTTACCCGTGTCGCCACGCTCTACTAATATCTCTGTTTGTTTAGGAAATATCTCACTACCTCCAAAACCTAACGCTTCAGACATAGCCTTTAACTTTCCTTGCATTAAAACAGCAGGGATAAAATCTTTTGTAAATAAAAATAAATGTGCTCCACCAGATTTTGATCTAAAGGTTACTAATGGAAAGTTTTGTAATTTAATTGATTCGATTATTTTTTTATGGTCTAAAGCAGAATACTCATCTACATCTATACAACCCCATTTGCACAGATTTTTTTCATTAATAGGAATTACACCAAGCGCTGGGTCCTTACCATCTAAATGATCTTGCCACAACTTATCGGGGATAGGTTCTTTTTTAATAAATGCTTTACCAACCGCTTTACCTTTGTCGGTAGTTTCACCTGTTAATATTAATTGACCGTAGGCACTTTTGTTACCTTCAAAAATCTTTTTAAAATTGTCCATATAACTTATAATATTCTTTCTGATACTTTCTATTTTTCTCTTTATTCTTTTCTCGGTATGCTTCAGCATACCCTGATTCTTTTAACTTTCTCTTTTTATATTCTATCCCTTCGGGGCTGTCCATAAATAATTTTTTTTCTTCTTTTAATTTTTTATTTGTTTTTCTAAGTGCGTCTAAAGTTTTTTTTCTATAGTACCTAATTTGATATAATGAATCTCTTGATCTTATCATAGTTTTCTCCGTAGACCTAGCCTCGGGGGAAGCTAGGTCTACAACATAATTTAAAAGGGTACTGAACCCGAAGATTTAGTTTCTTCATCATTATGTTTATTTTTCACAGCACCGTCTCTAATCGATTCCGCAAAACTTTTAGCGGCCGCGTACAGATTTTTATCCTGTACTGGACCTACCTTAGAAATAGTCCAACCATACCAAGTTCCCTTGTCATTGGATTGTTCTACTGTCTTAAGGTTATACACGTGACTATATGAAGCCGGAGTAAACAAACCATTCTTTCCTTGTAGTTTGATACTGTTCATCATTGAGTTCCAATTACGACTAACTTTTAGTTGAGTCGATTTCATTTGAACTAATGCCGTCTGCATATCTTCCGTAAGCAGATAGTACGATGCAGTGTTCTCAAGATAATTACCGTTTGGTAATCTATCTTTGTATCCCGCATCTCTTGTAGTGTCATCAATGATACCACTGCTTACTGAATGTATATTAACCGGAGCAGATGTGCCCTGGCCTCTATCACTCCACTCAACATACTCTCGCTTGTAATAAGCTGGGATTATATTAAGTCCTTTTTCCCCATCATACGCCTGCTTAGTCACGGTATTAAATATCATACCTGCTTCGGCACCTTCAACATACTTTGCATCCCGTTTGTTTATCTCGGGCGATAGTTGTCCTAAGACCCTTAGGAATGGTAGTGCCATATCTTCAGCACTCATATTATCCAGACCAACATTAGAGTCTTCTTCAAACATACCTGCTAGAGCTATGCTTGTGTCTTCTTTTTTCTTGATTGCTTTTTCTTGTGTCATTTTTCGTTCTCCTTGTTTCACGATTTCCGGCTTATCTTGGTTTGATCTTTCACAAAAGTGTGAAAATAATCCGAGGGCATATCGAGGCCGGCCTCGATACGCTCTCTAAAGAGTGC